ATTTCTGCTATAAATGCTGTTATTTCATTAATAGATTTAGTTAAATTATTTATTATTAATAAAATTTTGTTATTTATAAATTCTTCTTTGTTTTTATCCTTTATTATGCCATTTAAATTATTTATATCAGTAATATTTTTTTTAAAATTTGTATTTATGCTATTTAAATTTTTACTAATTATTGTATCGTATATTTCCATATCAGCATTAGACAATTTTTTTGAAGTTTTTAAATTTAATAAATTTATATTTGATTTATTATCATTTTTATAAATTAGGTATTTTATAATAAAATCTGAAATTAATTGAATATTGTAAGTATCACACAATATATATTCAATTTTCATTATATTATTTTCATATTCTTCAGGTGACTTGGACCCGTTTTTTTCAACTATTTTGTCTATCCATTTTTCTGTTTCTACATCACCTATTTTAAAAATATATGTATTAAAATATTCGTAAATGGTTTCTATATGGTTATTTAAAATTTGATGAGATGAAGATGAAGTTCTATATTTTTTAATTGATTCAATTGTAATATACTGATTTTTTAATTCTTTAAAAAATTCACACATATTTTTTGGAATATTTAATTCTATTTCAATAGTTTTTTCTATGTTTATTATATCTTTTTTAATATTATAAATATCCCATTCTATTTTTTTAGAATTTATTTCCTTTGTATCTATTATATTTGTGTATAGTGTTAGTATACTATTATACTTGGGATTATTTATAAAATCGTTTAAATATACAACTTTCAATACTGTATATATTTTACCACCTATATTTAAATATGTAAATTCACTTGTATCTTCACTTGTATCTTCACTTGTATCTTCACTTGTTGTTTCCTGTGTTTCAGGTATAGAGGGTACTATACTTTTTAAAAATGACGATATACTAAGTAGTGGAGAAGATATATCAGTTATTTTTGATATATTTTTTTCTATTAATTCACCATAAGTGTCTGTATGATTTTCAATAACGGGGTAATAAGTTGGAAAAAGAAGTTTTAATAAGCTTTTAACATTTTCTTCAATACGGTTTATTTTGTCAGCAAATGTAAAACTATTTGTGTTATCATTTTCTAAGCTTTTATCTTTTATTAATGTTTGTAAAAATTCATTTTTATTAAATAATATATTTATTACTTTTTCAATTGGTTTATTTTTTAATATTTCATATGGATATTTATATTTTGTAGTAAATAAAGGATAATTTCCCAAAGATAATCCTTTTGTTTTAATTGGATATTCAGTAAATAAACTTTTAGTAAATGGAATCGGTTTGTTTTGACTTCCTTCAATATTTGTATATATGTTTATTTCTATTTCATCAATTTCTTTTCTAATATTATTTATTTTATCTTTATTCATTTATTAAAAATAAATACTAAATTCTATATGTGTTATAGAGATTTTCAATTTCTATACTGTCTAAATGTAAAATACTATAAATTATAATAGTATTTTATAAATCTTTGAAATATTGAATAAACGTAAAGTGCTATATCACTTACTAACACATAAAATAGGGGGTGGGGGTGGGGATGGGTGGGGGTGGGGATGGGTTGGGGTGGAGAATTATAAAATATATAAGACTACTGTTTAGTTTCCGCACGTTTTAGTACATCCTTTGCGTTTTTTATTTCTTCCTCTGTTGGTTGAATATTTTCTATTAAACCTATATGATATGTTTTAAATGTTTCTGGTAGCATACAGTATCCCGAGTTTTCATTACATACAAAATCCATTAGTAAAATACATAATAATGTAATTAATATAGCAATATATATTTCACGACTTCCCATCCAAGCAATACAAAAAACAAGAACGTTTCTACTAAATGTATGTTTCATATAGCTTTCCATTGTTTTACTTAATTTAAAATTAACAAATTTTCCAGCTATATTAAGTATAATTACAATTATACCCGCAAATATTTTTGAATTATTTAAATATTGAACTTGTTGGTGAGATGAAAGAAAAAAGTATTTAATATAGTCCATTATTTCGGATTTATTTGTAAGAGTTGGTGGTGGGGGTAATGTAAAAAAAGGCAAAGAAGAAACAGGTGTATTTACTTCCATTAATGGTGGTATAGATGATGATGTTTTTGATGTTGGTAATTGAAATATTTTGGGTGATTTTAATTTTTTACGTCCCATTTATTATATAAGTGGATTTACAAAAAATATCTTTGGGTTTTATATTAAAATATTAATAAATTACTTACTTAAAACTTTTGTTTAAAATTTTAGTAATGTATATGTTATAATATTACTAATGTAAAAAAATGTTAAACCAATGTATAATCGCAATTATTATCACATGGATTACATATATTACCATCGTTGTAAATAATTTCTGGATAAACTATAGATGACATGTCTTTTTTTACAGGAATATCCTTATATATTAATGTACCATCAATAGAACAATGTCTTTTTTGAAAATCTGTTTTTTTTTGTTTATTTATACTTTCTTCTAAATCAATAATATTTAAGTAGTTAGTATCGTGTTTTTTATATGTTAAGTTTTTTTCCAAACAATCATTACGACAAAGCGAAGAAGTGTCAACAAAACCGTCCATTATCCATTGTGTGCTATCCAATTGATAAAATAAAATAGCAAGTAAACAAACTAATATACCGTATATTTTACTAATTGATGTGTAAAATATAATTAGTATAACAACCAGTGTTTTCCCTAAAATACTTGTCATAAAATTTACAAACATGTATGAGTAACAAAAATAAAAAAACACAAATAAAATAATTAGAATAAATGATATTTCGCAACACCGTTTTTGTAATTTTAATAGCATATTATAAAATATCATTTATAATTCCAGGAAACAGACGGTTTATACTGACTTTATGAAATCTACGATTTTTAATTACACCAATTGTCTTATTCCATAAAAATTACGGTTTTTATAACTGAAAAAAATATAGTAAATATATAATGTCTTTACTATTAAATGCTTCTCCATGGAATTCAACGGAGACACCTAAAAAAAGAATACCTACCATTAAAAAACCATTTAAACCGTCTTTGTTAGAACAAGAACCAGAAGAAAATGACAATGAACCAAATAATAAAAAAATGCTTGAAAGTTTTGATAATTTTTCTGAACCAAATAACAAATTAGTTTCAGGTGTTTCAAAATACGAAAATCAATATGAAAATCAGCAAACGTTTTTTAAAGAAAACCAAATAAAAAATAACAATAATTTAGATAATAATAATTTAAGTAATAATAATATTGAGGAAAACAAAACTAATAAAATTAATAAGTTAATTGAAAATATGACGGGATTAAATATTCAAAATGACGGAAATTCACTATATAACTATACTTCCCCGACAAGCGATACTATTACACCTAGCTTTCCATCTGTTCCTATTTTTCAAAGAAATAATCCCGAAATTATTGGACAGGGTGTAGTTGGTGATACAGTTCGGGGTCGAGGCGGGGGCATTTCTTCAAATTTTGTATATAACACACCAGGTAATTTAGCAAATTTAGAAAATTATTCTAAAGCATATGAAATGCCGAAAGAAACGCGACCGTACTATACACAAAAAATGGGTATTGGTAATAATAACGATTCTTTCGAAGAAAAAATACTGGATAAAATTCAATATTTAACTCATTTAATGGAAGAAATACAAAGCGAAAAAACAGCAAATATTACCGAAGAATTTATTTTATATACAATGTTAGGTGTGTTTGTTATTTATGTTGTAGACGCTTTTTCAAAAAGTGGAAAATACATTCGATAATTACAGTAACTATTTATTACACCGACATATTAATGGTCAAAAATACTTTTAATATTTTTACAAAATTAAAATATTTAACCCTTTGCCAATTATATCGACGGATTTGTCGGTAAATGAATTTTGTGTTTTGTAATGATATTTATATAGTTAATACCATTTATGGTTTCATTTATGGTTTCATTTATGGTTTCATTTATGGTTTCATTTTTTATTACAATATAAAAAAAAATGAAAAAAATAAAAAGTCCAAAAACGGCAAAGGGTTAACCAATTAAAATAATAAAACTATTAATTCTGAAATTCATGGATTAAACTAGTAATTAAATTATAAGGGTAAAATGGTAATGTAAAAGAATAAAAGTATGTAAATTTTTAACTAGGTCTTTCCAAAATAAAGAAGAATTGATTTTCATCGCCATTATCTCCAGTATAACTTATTTGACTTTTTACCAAAAATCCACAATATTGAGCATCATACAGTATATTTTCTAAATCATCCGGCATATATAGTAATTTTTCATTTTTACGAATTTTTAAATTAGCCATATCTTGAAACGTTTCTGTAAAAATAACAATATCTTTTTTCGTAAAGTCATATTCCGATTTATATTTAAATTTTTCAAAATCTATTTCAGTATTTGTTATTCTTTCTGTAAAATAATTGTTAATATTTGTGGGGGTTTTATCCTTTACTAATAGTAGTTGTTCTTTTCCTGCCGGAATAATTGTATTAAATTTATTTTTATTTACCAAATGTATTATCAAATACGCATTCGGTTTTAACCAAAAATAACAATTTCTAAAAAAGGTTATTTTATCTTTAATTTCATATATAGTCATTCCAATACAAAATATATGTGTAAATGTTCCTTTTTCAAACAACATAGGATCGTTACACGCATCACCAATTTTAACTTTTAAATTAGAATATTTTTCCAAACACTCCAATGCCATTGCTTGCGATTTTTCCAATCCGTAAATATTTTTATATCCTTTATTGCTTAACGTATTTAACAATTCGCCCGTTCCACAACCAATATCTAATATTGTTGTAAACTCCGGTGATGGTTCTGTTAAGTTAAATACATTATTTATTACATAATTTGATTCATTTTCCGGGTGAAAAATAAGATCATATATTTTACAAGTAAATTCATCATATATGTTTTCATTACGTTTAACAATAAACGGTGGTTCTTGTATAAATGATTCTTTTGCGCCACCCAATGCCTTTCGTTCTATTATATAGTTTCGTAATAAAACTAAAATAAAAAAAACAGAAAGAATAAGTAAAACCATCATATAACGGTTTGTTTCTTCAAACATTTATATTATATATTTATATGGATTTATTGTAACTATATAATACCCGGCACCACCCTCTTTGTTTTTTATAATTCCCATTATAATCCCCATTATAATCCCCTTAATTGTTGTTTTGTTGCGTTGTTAAAAACGCTTTTTCCAACTAGCGAGTTTGTAATAGTTTCATTTTGTCTTGTATGATAAGTTTGTTTTTTAAATAGATTTGGAAATGGCTGTTCATAATAATCAAGTGGCGACGAAGCAACGTTAATTTTATACAAATCACTTGTTGAAGAAGGAATATATGTTGCGTTTATAGCACCGTGTTGTAATCCAAAGTATTGGTTTCTTAAAGAGGATTCTGTATTTACATTATGAAAATATCCTTCCACTGGTGCTTTTGATTGAATTGAACTAAATACTTTTGTTGTATCGTATTCTAAATAATTACGAACTGGAACGGGTGGTCGGTTAAGAAATTCTTTGGAAACATAAGGGGATATAGGAAAAAGAAAATGGCGTGTTTCTACTGGTCGCGGGTCAAAATTTGGGCGTAAAGGAGTATTTGTTGTAAGCGTTCTTTCGTAAATACGTTTATCAATTTCATCGGTTCTTTCAAATTGTCCGTAGTAAAGCGGTTCAGGGTAAGTTGGGTTAACTTGAAGATCATTTGAATGTATAAATGAATTTATAGATGTCGTGTTAGAAGACGGCAATATTATACGGCTTTTGCTTTGAAAAATTGATGTCATTACTTATAAATATATAAATATATATGTATTATATATTTCATATTGTTTACGTTTTTAAATAGTAAAGTATTAACTAATATATATTATTATACAGTTAGTAAATAATGTCTGCGTTTTCGGGTAACTACTATTGGTCATATGAAATTGGCTCTCAATCTGAACGAGCAATTACAGAAGAAAATAATAACATAACTGTTTCAGAGGCTTGGTTTTCTTATAATATGAATGAGGATATATTAGAAAGTACATATATTAACTTATTTGAAGATTTAAATTATGATATTGAACAGGAAATTTATGAAGATGATGAGTTATATAATTGTGTTGAAGAAATGTATCAAGTAGATCGTATATTTTTGGATTCAATTAAAGAACATAAGAAATATTATATAGGAAATTATACAATTATTGAATCAAATACGGCATGTGATCCATTTGAAATGCTATTAAATTGTTGTATTTCTCCAAAGGTTTTCTTTGAAAATTCATTTTTGGCAATTAAAACATATTTATACGAGTTTTCAGTTATTTATAAGAATAGTTATTTATTTAACAACAGTATTGAAATTATGCAACTGTATATAAATCATGAAAATGATTCTTATAATGTAGTTTTAAAAACCGTTTGGTTAAGAATTTTTCAAAGAAAATGGAGAAAATGGAATGTAAATAGAAAAAATATTTTACATCATCGTATGAAATTGTCGAGTTTACGACACTTTGAAATTAACGGAAAATGGCCCGTTCGTTCTTAACGTTTTACCCCCCACCCCACCCCTATTTGAAACAACCATACTACTATAAATGATATATTTTTTAGCTTTATAAAATATTTAACTTCATAAATGGTATAATTTATATTGTTACAAAACACCTCTCCCCCCTCCCCCCCTCCCAACTTTTCCGATAAATCCGTCGATATAATTGTTA